ATTCTTTTACTACTTCCTAACAACGGTAGGTCTTGGCGAGATGAACCAAGCGGGCGGCGTACCAAGCCAAACTCAGGCAGTCTTGAATGAGCTAAAAATCCCCATCCCCTGCCCAGAAAACCCCAAAAAATCGCTTGAAATCCAAGCCGAAATCGTCCGCATTTTGGACGCCTTCACCGAGCTTACCGCCGAGCTTACCGCCGAGCTTACCGCCCGCAAAAAACAATACGACTACTATCGCGACCAGTTGTTGAGTTTTGAAGATGGGGACGTGGAGTGGAAGACGTTGGGGGAGCTGGCAGAGAATCTTGATTCGATGAGAAAACCTATTACGAGTGGTTTAAGAGATCCGGGTGATATTCCATACTATGGTGCATCAGGCATTGTCGATTACGTCAAAGACTATATCTTCGATGGTGATTTCTTGCTCGTTTCCGAAGATGGTGCGAACTTGCTGGCACGAAGCACGCCAATAGCATTTAGCATTGGCGGGAAAAGCTGGGTAAACAACCACGCTCATGTGCTCAAATTCGAGACATACGCTGAAAGAAGATATGTTGAATTTTATCTAAACAGTATTGATTTAACGCCTTATATCTCAGGGGCAGCACAACCGAAACTGAATCAAAAGAATTTAAATGGCATCAGCATTCCAAATCCCTCACCTGAAGAAAAAGAACGAATCGTCGACATCCTGGACAAATTCGACGCCCTCACCAACTCCATCAAAGAAGGCTTGCCACGCGAAATTGCATTGCGCCAAAAGCAATATGAGCATTACCGCGATTTGCTGTTGAGCTTTCCCAAGCAGGAAGAGGTAGAGGCATAACATGGGCAAGACTTTAACGGAAATTGCACAGCAATTGAGTGCACCAAGAACAGTTAAGAATAAGAAAACGACTGAAGTCGAGGTGGTAACGCAGGTTCCTAAAGTGCAGCTGATCTATGCCTTCAACGGCACGGGAAAAACACGCCTTTCAAGGGAATTCAAACAGCTGATCGCGCCGAAAGCCTATGACAATGAGGGCGATCAGCCTGAGCTGTCGCGTAATAAAATCCTGTATTACAACGCTCTCACGGAAGATTTATTTTACTGGGATAACGACCTGGAGCTGGACGCCGAGCACAAGCTGAAAATCCAGCCCAACTCGTTTACCGACTGGGTGCTGAAAGATCAGGGGCAAGATCGAAACATCATTACCAGCTTTCAACGCTACGCCAGCGACAAACTTACGCCGCGATTCAACGAAGAATATAAAGTAAAAGGCGAGGACGACAAAGAGATCACTGTCAAAGCATTTTCGGAGGTAACTTTCTCGCTGGAGCGTGGCGATAATGAGCACTCCGGAAATATTAAAATCTCCAAGGCGGAAGAAAACAATTTCATCTGGAGTATTTTTTACTCGCTACTGGATCAGGTGGTGACGATCCTCAATGTTGCCGACCACGGCGAGCGAGAAACAAACCAGTTTGATCAGCTTGAATATGTTTTTATCGACGATCCAGTCAGTTCGCTGGATGAAACCCATTTGATTGAGCTAGCAGTCAACTTGGCGAGCTTGATCAAACTCAGTCAATCTTCTCTGAAATTTATCGTTACGACGCACAGCCCCCTGTTTTATAACGTGCTTTTCAATGAGCTGAACGGCAAAACCTGCTACATGCTGGATCGATTTGAAGATGGTAGCTTTGCCCTCACCGAAAAACCTGGTGATTCCAACAAGAGCTTTTCCTATCATCTGCATTTAAAGCGAACCATTGAACAGGCGATTGCGGACAACAAGATTGAAAAGTATCACTTCACGCTGCTGCGGAATCTCTACGAGAAAACGGCCAGCTTTCTGGGCTATCCAAAGTGGTCGGAGCTTCTGCCTGATGACAAACAGCTCTATCTAAGCAGAATTATCAATTTTACAAGCCATAGCACGCTATCCAATGAAACCGTTGCGGAACCAACGCAAGCGGAGAAGGCGACGGTCAAATTATTGCTCGATCACTTGAAAAGCAACTATGGCTTTTGGCAGCAGGAAGAACAAAATGGTTGATTACACCAAACCCATTGCCGAATCGAACAGCTTCATTGTTCTGGATAAGTACGTCCAAGAATGGAAGGTTGCTGAAACCTACCAGAGCGAAGGCGATCTGGAGCGGGAGTTTATTCAGGACTTGCAGAATCAGGGCTACGAGTATGCCCTCGGTTTAAACACGCCCGAGAAGCTGCTGTCCAACGTGCGCGAGCAGTTGCAGGCATTGAACAACATGCAATTTGCCGACGGTGAGTGGCTACGTTTCGTGGAGGCGTGGTTGGACAGGCCCAGCGACAGCATCGTCGATAAAACCCGCAAAATTCATGATGACTATATCCATGATTTTGTGTTTGACGATGGTCATATTCAGAACATCTACCTGCTGGATAAAAAGAATATTGCTCGCAATAAGGTGCAGGTGATCAAGCAGTTTGAGCAAACGGGCAGCCACGCCAACCGCTACGATGTGACGATCTTGGTCAATGGCCTGCCGCTGGTGCAGGTGGAGCTGAAAAAACGCGGCGTAGCCATTCGTGAAGCCTTTAATCAGGTGCACCGCTACAGCAAAGAGAGCTTCAACAGCGAGCATTCCTTGTTCAAGTATTTGCAGCTGTTTGTGATCTCCAACGGCACCGATAGCCGTTATTTTGCCAACACCACGCAGCGCAACAAAAACAGCTTCGACTTCACCATGAACTGGGCGAAGGCGGATAACAGCCTGATCAAAGACCTGAAAGACTTTACCGCTACGTTCTTTCAGAAAAACACCCTGCTCAATGTGTTGCTGCATTATTCGGTGTTTGATGTCAGCAATGCGCTGCTGGTGATGCGCCCGTACCAGATTGCCGCCACCGAGCGCATCTTGTGGAAAATCAACAGCGCCTATCAGGCCAAGAGCTGGAGCCATCTAGAGGGCGGTGGCTTTATCTGGCACACCACCGGTTCGGGCAAGACCCTGACCAGCTTTAAAGCGGCACGTTTGGCCACTGAACTGGAGTTCATCGACAAGGTGTTCTTCGTGGTGGATCGTAAAGACCTGGATTACCAGACCATGAAGGAATACCAGCGCTTTTCGCCGGATAGCGTGAATGGCTCTGACAGCACCGCTGGCCTAAAGCGTAACCTAGATAAGGACGACAACAAGATCGTCGTCACCACGATCCAGAAGCTCAATAACCTGATGAAAGGCGAAGGCGACCTGCCCATCTATAACAAGCAGGTGGTGTTTATTTTTGATGAATGCCATCGCAGCCAGTTTGGTGAAGCTCAGAAAAACCTGAAGAAGAAGTTCAAAAAGTTCTATCAGTTTGGCTTTACCGGCACGCCGATTTTCCCGCAGAACGCCCTGGGTGCGGACACCACTGCCAGCGTGTTCGGTCGGGAGTTGCATTCGTATGTGATCACCGACGCCATTCGTGATGAAAAGGTGCTCAAGTTCAAGGTAGACTACAACGATGTGCGCCCGCACTTCAAAGCAATTGAAAGTGAGCAGGACGAGAAAAAACTCAGCGCGGCGGAAAACAAGCAAGCCTTGTTGCACCCCGACCGTATTCGCGAGATTTCGCAGTACATCCTGAATAACTTCCGGCAAAAAACCCATCGCTTGCAAGCGGGTGCCAAGGGTTTTAATGCCATGTTTGCCGTGAGCAGCGTGGATGCCGCCAAGCTGTATTACGAGTCTTTCATGGATTTGCAAAAAGGCAGTGATAAGCCACTGAAAGTCGCCACCATCTTCTCGTTTGCGGCCAATGAAGAACAGGATGCCGTAGGCGATATTCTGGATGAAAGCTTTGATGTTTCAGCCATGAATAGCAGCGCCAAAGAGTTTTTAAGCGCGGCCATAGCTGACTATAACGCGCTGTTCAAAACCAACTTCAGCGTGGATAGCAATGGTTTTCAGAACTATTACCGCGATCTTGCCAAGCAAGTTAAGACTAAGGAAATCGACCTGCTGATTGTGGTGGGCATGTTCCTGACCGGCTTTGATGCCCCCACGCTGAACACCTTGTTTGTTGATAAAAACTTGCGCTACCACGGTTTGATGCAGGCCTATTCGCGCACCAACCGTATTTTTGACGCCACTAAAACCTTCGGCAATATCGTTACCTTCCGCGATTTGGAGCAGGCGACGATTGACGCCATCACCTTGTTTGGCGATAAAAACACCAAGAACGTGGTGCTGGAAAAGAGCTACAAGGAATACATGGAAGGCTTTACCGACTTGGTGACCGGTGAAGCGCGACGTGGGTTTGTGGAGGTGGTGAAGGAGTTGGAGCAGCGCTTTCCTGATCCTGCAGCCATTGAAAAAGAGTCCGACAAAAAGGCTTTCGCGAAGCTGTTTGGTGAGTATTTGCGCGTTGAAAACGTGCTGCAAAACTACGATGAATTTGCCAGTCTGAAGGCCTTGCAAAACGTCGACATAAATGATCCTGTGGTGGTTGAGGAGTTCAAGGCCAAGCATTATTTAAGCGATGAGGATCTGGCAGCGCTGCAAGCGATCAAGTTACCGGCTGAACGGAAAATTCAGGACTACCGTTCAACTTACAACGATGTTCGCGATTGGCTTCGTCGGGAAAAATCTTCCACTGAAAAAGAAAAAGCCACTATCGATTGGGATGACGTGGTCTTTGAGGTAGATCTGCTGAAGTCACAAGAGATCAACCTGGACTACATTCTGGAATTGATTTTTGAGAATAGTAAAAAGGTCAAGGACAAAGCCTCACTGGTTGAAGACGTACGTCGGGTGATCCGCGCGAGCCTGGGCAACCGCGCCAAAGAAAGCCTGCTGGTTGATTTTATTAACCAAACTGACCTGGACCAGATTGGCGATAAGGCCAGTGTGATTGACGCCTTCTTCACCTTTGCCCAAGCGGAACAACAGCGTGAGGCACACGAGCTGATTAACGCCGAGAACCTGAATGCAGAGGCGGCCAGACGCTATATCACTACCTCGCTAAAACGTGAGTTCGCCAGTGATAATGGCACTGAGCTCAATGCCGTTCTGCCCAAAATGAGCCCGCTTAATCCGCAATACCTGACCAAAAAGCAAAGCGTTTTCCAGAAAATTGCTGCTTTCGTTGAGAAGTTCAAAGGTGTGGGGGGGAAGGTCTGATGTGTTCTTCATCCGTCGGCTACACGCCTGATCTGCAAGACGCAGCAGTACAAACGGTGCTGCAGCAGACCGCGACGTTGTCGTCGATGTGGAACATGCCGAGACATGGCAGTGGAGTTGGCAATGGCTAAGACCAAACACCCCTCTTCGCTTAAGGCCATATGGCTGCTGGCGGATACGGATATTGTTGTGATCGTTTCTACACCAACCTGGACCTTTGCTCCAATAAGAGAAAAAGATGGGCCCGCGATCATCGCTCAATAGAGAATACGAAAGTGATGGCCTTTGCCGCATCCTTGCACTCGACGGGGGCGGTGCAAAGGGCTTTTACACGCTCGGAGTCCTCAAAGAAATTGAGGCAATGCTGGGCTGCCCACTCTACAAGCGATTCGACCTTGTTTTTGGCACGAGCACTGGGGCAATCATCGCGGCGCTCATCTCCCTTGGCTACGATGTTGACCAAATCCACGACCTCTACAAAGAGCATGTACCGACTGTCATGTCGCGCCGCACTCAGGCGGGTCGCACTACTGCTTTAGCGGGTCTTGCCAAGTCAGTTTTCACTGATAAAACCTTCGCCGACGTGAAAACTGGGATCGGTGTGGTCACGGCGAAGTGGATGACAGAAAGGCCGATGATTTTCAAGGGGAATATACAACAAGCACATGGAATGCTGGGCACCTTCGTACCTGGTTTTGGCGTATCCGTCGCGGATGCAGTGCAGGCATCGTGTTCGGCATTCCCATTCTTTGAGCGCAAGGTCGTGACCACGTCTGCTGGCGACAAGATCGAGCTGATAGACGGTGGCTACTGTGCAAACAATCCGACGCTCTACGCAATCGCCGATGCAGTCGCGGCGCTTAAGAAAGACCATAGGAACTTGCGGGTGATCAACGTCGGCGTCGGTGTTTATCCAGAGCCAAAGAAACTGCTTATGTGGTTGGTGAAGAAATTCCCGTTCAACAGCATCGAGTTGCTTCAGAAAACACTCGAAATCAATACGCAGTCGATGGATCAGTTGCGGACCATTCTGTTCAAGGACGTACCGACTATTCGGATCAGCGATATTTTCGAGCGCCCTGAGATGGCAACCGATCTTCTTGAGCACGACCTTGAGAAGCTCAACATCCTGCGGCAACGAGGGCGAGAGTCGTTTGCATCGCGTGAGGTTGATCTTAAGAAATTCCTTATGTGAGGGAGGCAATGTGGGTATACCTGAATCTCAGTTGGAAACGTGGTCACACCAAGGCTCGATAACGCAATCAAGCAGCACCTACAACAGCATAAAGAATGTGCTGGAAGCCTCGACTACGCAGTATGGAGACAGAAATTTCGAGTGCTTTTTGCAAGGCTCATACGGCAATGACACGAATATATTCGCAGAGAGCGATGTCGATATCGTAATTAAAATCGACGATTGTTTTTACAGTGATCTGGAATCACTCAACGAGGATGAGAAATCAAACTACAAACGGATGTATTCAGATGCAACATACTGCCATTCGGATTTCAAGCGCGACGTACTAAAGGTATTGACCGACCAGTATGGTGATGACGTCAAGGACGGTAAAAAGGCAATTTCCATTGCAGCACACGGCAATCGCCGCAAGGCTGATGTGATAGTTGCCACGGCATTCCGTCGCTACCATTCGTTCAAGAACTCAAGCTTAGAAAACTACACCGACGGCATCTGCTTTTTTACGTCTGCTGGTATTCGAGTCGACAACTATCCAAAACAGCACCGCAAAAATCTTACGACGAAGCACCAGAATGCCAACAAATGGTTGAAGCCGATGATGCGCGTCCTGAAGAATATGCGTAGCCATCTCGTCGTCAACGGTCTTCTTGAAGAAGGTGGCGCTCCCTCTTACTACATCGAGGGATTGCTTTACAACGTACCGGAAGAAAAATTTGGATCGAGCTACGGCGATTGCTTCATCAACGCATTTAATTGGATTCAGACAGAGGCGGACAAGACAAAATTTGTCTGTGCAAACGAGTTGTACTATCTGCTGCGCGACGATTCACTTACCTGTTGGCCAGAAGCGAACGGAGAGGCTTTCATCAATGCAGTAATTAACCTCTGGAACAACTGGTAAGCGACGGGCATCTACTTAGGTTGGTATCACGTGCGTCGGTTCGCGTGGATTAGCTACATTTCTGCTTCTCGCCGTCTATGCCGCTCCGTTCACCCGCTCCGCAACATGCAACCCACCCAAACCAAGCATGCCAAGCGTGAGCGTAGCCAGGGGGCCAATGTCCAGCGACGGCAGGTTGAGCGGATGCCCGAGTGCTGCGGCCACCGCATTCGTCAGCGGCCCACCCACAAAATTCCATGCGTAGCCGGCAACGCAGACCCAGCCAAGGCCACCGCGCCAATGCTGCAGCGGATCCGTGCTTTGCGCTTCAGCTTTGTCGATGTCAGTCTGCGTTTGCAGTAGCGCAAGCGATGCGGCCAGTTTGGCCTTGTCCTCCTCCGTTTTATCGGGGAAGAACATGCCGATGATGCCTTTGGCGGCTTCTGCCGCCGTGCCGATTCCAGAGATGTCCATGGCGATTTCCTTCAGGCTTTGCAGGTGGTTGGCTCACAGCCCTGCGCCCAGTGATAGTCAACGTTATGCTCGCCAGTGCCGACGAACTCGATCAGTTGCGCCAAAGTCGCGCGGCTGTTGAGAATGGCCATTTGCGCGCTCCCGTCGTCATTCGCCAACGCTCCGTAGCTGCTGCCGACCAGCGTGCATCCATGCACCTGGGTTTCCATCCCCCGCGACACATCCCCCGCGAAATTGCCGCAGTGGATCAGACAGTTCTGGCGGCCATGCTTGTCTTGAAGACGCAGCACATCGCAGTCGAGGTGATCGGAATGCCAGATCGACGCGCTGTAGCTGTCATCAAAGATGCAGGAGATGCCAGGCGTGTTGTCCTGCCACGGCAACTCCAACGTTGCGCAGGCAAAGGTGTCGCCAGCGGGATTGGTAACGACCAGATCGCCAGGCGTGCCACTGGCCATCGATTGCTTTCGGGTGATGGTGATGTTCATTTCAGACCTCCGGTTTTTGTGTAGGTGTAACCAGCCAGCATCAGAATGCCGGCGAGCAAGATGCGTTTGAGCCAGGACACTACGCCCCGGCCAATCAGGCGTTCGAATTGCGCTTGCAGTGCGTCGGACAAGGCTTGACTGAGCACCGGCGCCGATTTTTCAAAGGCATCGCACAAGGCAGCGGCAAGCGCCTGGCGATCGTTTTCGGACAGCAGGTCGCCCTGCCGTTCAACATGAGATTCAATGGGACGGCCGCATTCACAGACATCAGACATGCCTGACTCCTTTCATTCAAATTGGGGATGCCGCCAGAGCTGGCGGCAGGAATTACGCGGGCACGCGAGCTTCGCGCAACCACTTGACTGCGATCCACTTGTCACCCTCAATCACAGCGTTGCCGCTGTGCAGGGTGCGTGGATCGAGTTGGCCTTCTGCATCGCAGTAGGAGAAGAAACAGGCGTTCCCCTGGACAGCGGCCACCTTGATGCCGACGCTTGGAAACTCCGTTTCGCCACCCATGGGCACCGTGTTCAGGTAAATCAGAAAGGTGGCGATGCGCTGACCACCCTTCTCTGGTCGAACGATGTCGGCAGATGACGCACTCTCCAGTGGGAAGTAGTCCCAGTGCGGAACGTAGTGCTGGCCTGGCTGGTAGTTCAGCACCTGCAGGCCTTCGCCGTTCTCAACGGGTATGCCGGTGAGGTCAGCAATGCACTGCTCGATATCCGCAACCACTGGAAGCTCACCTCGCTGAAAATGGCAGCCAGAACTGGTGCGCGAGTCATCGACCCGTATGCCATCAATGTGGTGGACTACGGAGGACCGCTTCATGCGCGGCCGGGCAAGGTCAATCACTGCCTGGCACGCGGCGGCATCCAGAAGCTGGTCCAGCACAACCACATTCGGCTGCTTGATAGCGGCCAGTACCTGACAGCGCCGGCCGCTGGCCAAGACCTGCGCTGGCGGATAGTTCAGCAGGATCGTGGCCGAATCACTCATGGCGCACCGCCGCGAGATACGTGCGGTTGAGCATCGGGTGATCCTGGTCAGTCGGCCCCCAGTCACCATCCGGATGGAAGGCAATCACATCGAGCCGATCATCGTCGGTGCGGAAGCGATGCAGTTCCCGCTCCTCAATGCAAAAGAGCGTGCCGGCGACCAGCGGAATTTCCCGGTCGGCAAAGCAGGCGAACCCCGTGCCGCGCGCCACCACCCCTAATCGGATCGACGGATGAATGTGAAACGACTGGCGCACACCGGCAGGAAACGACAGGTGGTTCAGGCTGGGGTCGCCACGGCGCGGCGGGTAGACCAGGAGCGAATCGGAGCAGTTGTCGATGTAGCACAAGCGTCCCGATGCCTCGATTGGACCGCCGACCAAGCCTTGTCCCCGAAAGCCATGCCGCACGACCGCAAAAACCTGGGCATCACCCTCCCCGGCAAGGGACAGCGTGGCTGCTTCAGCACCGGTCGCATGGCAAAAATACTGGCCTTGGCCCGCATTGCGAAGCAGAGCGCCGGGTGCCGATGCATGCTGGCCAGCAACGAGGTGTGCCGCCCCATCGGCAGCGCCAGTAATCACATAGCCATACAGCGTCGAGAAAGGCGGCACGGTCAGATGGGTTTGGGTGTCCTTGGACAAGCGCCAGGCCTGCGATGGATACATGCCATGTCGGCCATCAATGTAGTCACCAGTTTGCATGATCAGGCTCCAGCTGTGGTGGTGCTGACGGCGATGCCGTTGGCTTTGTTGTAGACCGAAGCCGCCCCAGCAATTTTGGCCAGGTCTGCGCTATTTGCCGCCTGAAAACTGGCGTAGTCGGCCTGGCTGTTCCAGACCGTGGTGGTGGACTTGGTGAGTCCGTCGGGTGAAATCACCACGGAGCGCGACTGGACTGCCGGGTTGGTACGCACGGCGTGGCTGACGTTGGCCATTGATGCAGCGACGTCCGGGGTCAGGCTGGTACTGTCTTTGAAACTTGTCACGCCACTGGCGGGACGGGTCGTGGTTTTGGTCACGGTAAACGTCATGGTTATGTCCTCTTTCGGGATGGTTGAAAAATCAGGACGCACGGAGCACGGTCTGCGGCTGTTGGCCACAAGCCGGACTTCAAACGTCAGGGATCAATAAAGATCAGCAGCGAGCGCTGGCGGGCTCAGTGCTTGGCAGTTGTCAGGTACTGCCGGGACTGCTATCGCGGGCTAGGCAAACGAATGCCTGCAAACCAGCCTGGTCGACTGGCAGGCCATCACTGGTAATTGCTGCGACCGGCGGGTATTTAAAAACCCGGCACAGGGAGCCGATCTTCAACTTGGCCAGGTACGCGTCATCGCCGGTGAACGAAGCGATGTATCGCTTGGCTGGCATCTTGTAGGTATCGATGCGGTGGCCCAGTTTTTCTGCAGGATGCGTGAGGCTCCAGCGCTGAAAATCATCGGTATCGAAGAAGTGCTGCACCCGACCGAACAGCGGCCGGTAGTCAGCGCGCTCTTCATACAGAAGGTGGCGGAATTTCACGTGCTGCCACTTCTGCGAAAAATTCCACCACCACAAAAAGTCCTGTGTGCTCACCAATGGGTACGGCGCTTCAACAGCAATCGGCGCATAGCGCTGGTAGAGCGCGTCCCCCATGACAGCATCCCCAGCCAGACTGGCAAAGAGGCGCGGCAGAACTTGTTCGTGTGGCAAAAAGAGGCTCTCGAAGCCCAGGCGCCGCGTGCATTCAAGCATCAGATCGGAGCCGAAGAGTTGGTCACCCAGTTCGCCCGTTACCACCACCTCGTCATACAGTCCGGCCTTACCCACGGTGCGCTGCACAGCCAGCTTGCCGGCAATGTGGTCATGGTAGAAGGCCGGGTTTTCCGCGATGCTGTGACTCGATAGAAATACGGTCAGCCGGTCATGTTCATTGGACGGCAGTGCTTTGAGCATGGACACCAAGGTCACGGTCGAATCAATGCCGCCAGACCACATGATGTGCAGACGCGTGTTCGCTGCCAGCAAGGCCTGGGCACGGATATCGCAGCAATCGGCAAACGACAGGTTGGCTCCCTCCGGGCTGGGCATCGGGCAGCAAGCATCAAAGCGCAACAAGTCCGGCTTGGCTTGCAAACGCGAGGTCGTGACCACGCCGCCCACGACCTTGCGCAACCCGCTGGCCAGTGGGTTCCCCTGGATCAGATTACGCGCAACCAATAACTCAGTCATGGCAGCCGAACCTCACAAAAAGCGGATCAAGATCGGCGGCGCAACGTGCCGCACGTACCTGCGCCAGCGTCTTCAGGCGGCGCACCTCGGACTGCACCAGTGCATCCTGGCGATCGGCGTATTCCATGCGCACCCGATCGGCGGCCGTGGTCAGCGTCGTTTCCCAAGCGTCGGCGATGGCTTGCAGCAAGGGCAATTCGCCACCGGGAGAAATGTCACTGCCCGCACGCTCGCCATTGCCCAATTGCTGGCACTCACCATAGGCCAGATCCAATAAGCGATCCTGCAGCGGCAACGACCCCTGCGTGAATCCGGCGCGCTGGGTACGCAGTGCTGCGTGCACACGATCCATCAGCAACAGGCGGCGATAGTGAAAACGGTAGTCTTCCGTATCGGGCGCAGTGTCTTGTCCCACTGCTGCCACCACCCCGTCACGTAGCCGATACAGGTAGGGCTTGCGGTAGCTGAACCCATCTGGCACTTCGCCCCAGTGGTGGAAGGGTTCGTAGCGCTCGTCGAGTTCCCGGGCAAGATGCTGCCGATCCAGATCGACGTAGTTGATGACATAGACGATAACGCCGGTGGGCATGAATACCAGACCGGCCATTTGCAAATACATGTGCTTCTCCTATCAGCCTTGAGGTGGGGGTGGAGGCGGCGGAGGTGGTGGCGGCGGTACAGGCGCGGGCGTTGGAGTTGGTGCAGGCGTCGGTGTGGGTGTCGGCGTCGGAGCCGGCGTTGGCGTTGGCGTTGGCGTTGGCGTTGGCGTTGGCGTTGGCGTTGGCGTTGGCGTTGGCGTTGGCGTTGGCGTTGGCACAGGAGCAGGAGCAGGTGTCGGAGCCGGGGTCGGGGTCGGGGTCGGTGCGGGTGCCGGCGGTTTGTAGGACGCCAATGCTGAGGTGATGGCAGCTTGAACCAAGGCATTGATCGCCAGCGTGAGCTGGTTGAGTGCGGTGCGATCAGGCGTCAACCCACCCGCGATGATCGCGTTGCGGATTTCCTCGCTGACTTGATAGAACCAATAATCCCCCGGCGTCGTGGCCGGCGTATTCGTGGTTGGGTTGCCATCCGTGGGAAATCCGATCGACGGATTGCCGGGCACGGCAGGCGGGGTTTGGGCAGCATTGGCTTCCCAGACGCGGTTGTCCATGAAATCTCCTACAAGACTTTAGGTGTAACTGAACAGCAAGGTGGTATGAGCCGGCTTCAGGCGGCGCATGACGCACTCGAGCATCGTGTTGCCCCATGCCGCAAGCGGGTCCGACACGCGACCTTTGACGGTGAGCGTGCTTTTTGTGTTACCCAGCGCAACGGATATGGTCCAGGCGTAGATCCAGCCAGCGTTGGCCAGTGGGTTGTTCACCGCAGACATGACGGTATCGACCTGCTGCCAACCTTCCGTGATCGTGATGGCCAGGCCCATTGCCTTGGCTACGGCGATGAAATAAGCGCGTGACTGGCCACCCACTTGCACGAGTTTGGAAACCAGCGCCGCTTGCAACTGCGCGTGCGTTTGCTGGCCCGCCAGCGCCGCAACGCAGGGGTCGGGCAAACCGGCAACGCGTTCCCAGTCTGCAAATAGCTCATTGCTCGTGCGCGGATCAGCCTCTTCGATGAGCTGCCAGTTGCGTGCATCCAGCCGGGCCAGTTCCTGCGACAGGCCAGTGAGCATCTGCGTGACGGCAGCGTCCGGATCATCGGTCCACGCCGGGCCATAGGGCAGGAGTTCCTGCAACATGGCCAGATAGTCGTCTGGCGCCAGTGCCTGGCTGACCTGCTGGATGGGCTGTTTGGCCTGATTCGTTATTGCCATGTCACGCTGCCCATCACCGGGATCTGCCCAGCGGCCATCAAGACATTGGCGTTTGGTGTGATCAGCACGTAGTCCCACTCGCTGGCGGCAGCCGAGATGGCCGAGCGCATGTGCGAGAGCAAAATCACGCCGCCTGGCTCCCCTTCACGGACCAGCAAGTCAGCCAGTTCGGCCGTGACCGCGTTTTGCTCGGACACGGTGTCAGGATTCAGACCCTGGATCGTGAAATTGATCGGCACGGCAGTCGGCGCGTACACGGTCACGTGTGCAGTCACCGGGCGCACGCCGTCAATGTAGGCAGCCACCGTCGCAATCTGCGCAGCGGTGGGCAGGATGGCGCTGCTCGCGCCATTACCTTCACCATTGCCATCACAAACAAAAGCCACGCCCACGGTGCCCTGGCCGAATTGCTCCGGTACACACCAGGCGCGCGTCGCCGCGCCACCCGGTGCGCCCAGGGTCCATTGCACATAGTCGTTGGCGTCACCGCCTTGTGGCGGCTGCTGAATGCGATTGAGCAGCCGGGCGCGCAAACTGTCGTCCGACTCGAGATCACTCCCGCCGGACAGCACACCGAGCAAGGCAGAGGTCTGCACGCCGAGGATGGGCGTGACCAGATTGGCGGTCTGCCCCGAATAGTTATTGCCAGCCGCCGCAGACACCAACGCAGCAACCGGCGCAGTAGCCTGAGTTCCGCTCACGGTGATATCGGCCGTGGTCTGGAACTGTGTGCCATCCAGTGTCTGTACCAGCGTTCCAGACGGAATGTCGGCTGCGCCTGGCGTCACCGTGAAAGTGATGGCGCCGGTTGCGGGTGCGGCCGCCAGCCGCTGCACGCCCCAAATCGACGCCCAGCGTTCCAGAAACTCGGTCTCAGCGGTATCGATGATGATCTGGCGGCTCACCCACTCAATGAAGCCGTACAGGCCGTGGGCGACACCGGCCAGCACCCGCGCATACACCTGGGCGTCCATGCGGCGAAGCACATTGTCCAGTTGCAGCCGCTGGAACACATCATTGGTGGTGCGATTGATCAGATCCGCAAGGGACGGTCGATTAAACATTGAGCAAACTCCAGAGGTTCTGGAACTGAATGAGTGCCAGAATGCGCCCATTGGCCTGATAGATCGTGCAACCCAGTGCCAGCGTGAACAGACCCTGGCGCTCGCTGCTGACGTCAATGCGCGCGGCGACCTGGTCATCGACCAGCCACTGCAGGGCTTCCACGGCATAGTCCTTCGCTTGTTGGACCGTGGTATCCGTCAGCTTGGCGCGTGCGAGCAACCACAGGCGCGAACCGATCCGGTCGTTCGGTGCTGGCGGGAATGAATCGCCCCACCAACCCATCCTAAAACTCCCCCGATTCGGCAGCACGTCATCGTCATTGGCGCGCCGCCATGTGAACAGAGAGATGATCACAGCGCGCACCAGCGGGTCGGAGAGGTCGTTGTCGATGTCCTGCAAAAGGCCGAGCATCGTCGACTGGCCGTCAATGTTGACGCTCAAAGGCATGGTGTCGCGCATGGGCTATTCCTGTTGGTTGGGCGCAGCGGTAGTGAAGCTGTCGCCGTGACTGTCGCTGCCACTGTGCGTGTGACCGTTGTATGTTGCACGCATGCCCGCCATGGTTTTAGCGCCACCCTGGTCTGCTACGTTTTGCGCGGCCGTGATGTTCTGGTCACAGGTCAAGTCCTGCGTGACTTCGAGCGTGCCCACAACCTTGCTGTTGGCATTGATGGTGAGGCCGCCTGCAAACGTCATCGTGCCGCTGCCGTCGCCGTTCATCACAACGGTTGATCCGGCCTTGTCGGTGAGCTTCACGCCAGCGCGCATCAAATAGACCGACTGGCCCTGATCGTCATGCAGGATGACTTCACCGGCAGCCAGACCCTGCACCCGGTAGCGCCTATCAGCCACACACACGACCACGCCGTGCGAGCGATCGCCATCAAGGAACAGCGCCAGACATTCGGCGCCGGCATTGGGATGGCTGGTGAAGCCGTAGGGCTCGAAATGTTCCACATCGGCCTTGGTTTCACCCGCCAGCAGGCGTAGCTGCAGGCTTTGCATTTTGGTGGCGGCATTGATCAAGGTGACGCTGCCGCGCGCGATCATGTTCGAGAGGCGCCGCGCATAAGGTGCAACCAATCGGGCGAAGTCGGTCATTGCCGTCCTTTCACGCTATATCCCCCCAGTTGTCACCACCACCCTTTTTGACTTTGCCCTTGATCGGCTTGGCTGCCTTGGAGCGATAACCGTCTGGTGGCCCGACACGCAATTGCGTGCGCAAGCCGTTCTCGTCGAGCAGGTAGTGCACCTCGGCAATCACCATGACCTGATCGAACCCGATCAGGCCGTCGTGCACCGGGACCAACAAGTTCGGCACCCACAAACTGCCATCGGATTGCCGCCAGCCAGCCACCGTGTAGGTGGTTTCCAGCGCTTTGGCAGCGCGGTGCGCACGCTCGTAGAGTGCCCGGTCCTGACAGGTGCCGGCATCGGCGTGGCCGACCTGCTTGAGCACCAGCACCCGAAAACGTTTGGAGCGGGCATCTGCAAGGCTTGCGGTCACCGGCGCTCCGGTGTCCGTTGTGCCGCCTTCGAAATCGGCCTCACTGTCGTCATCCCCCTCGGCTTCGTTGGCGTCTTCACCAAAATCGCTGTCATTACCCGCGCGCTGACCCTTGACGATGTAGCTCGACATCACGGCCTTGAAGTCGAGCTCACAGGACGCCTCCCTTATGTTTTGTCCCAAAGCCAGCGAGGTCGATGCGTTGCCGGTACTGCCCACGTCAATGAAAACAAGATCGCCCTTTTCGTTATCGGTCGAGAGCACATGGCGCAGGCGCATCAGCCGGTCGATGCACTCGAACACGGTCTCGCCCACCTGCACATGGTGCTCGGTGATCGGCGCACCGGTGTCGATCTCTGTCAGCACCCGCACGCCATAGGGCGCGGCCAGGGCGGCAGCTATCGCTTCCAGTTTCGCGTTGCGCCAGACATTGGTATTCGAGGCTGCCGGCCGAACCACCGTGCCGGCTTTACCGTCCTTGCCTTTGACGTCCGCCCACAGACCATTACTCGATGCGGGCGCAGTCCCACCTGAATCGGGCGGACAGCAGTCAACCAGATCGCTGGTCTTGCTGCGCCCCTTGACGGCAAGGGACACGCGCTTGCCGTCGTACTGCATCGGGGTTGCATCCACATACCCCGTCAGCACCAGGTCACTGCCGATGAATACCTGACAGGCATCGAAGGGGCGAATGCGTCGGGACAGATAGGCTGCAGCGGTCGTGCCAACTGATGCCTGTGCGGGCCAGCGGTCGGTGACCACCAACTCGAAACTTCGTGCCTGACGCTCAATGCCGGCCTCAATGTGGATCTGTTTCCAGCCGCCATACTCCTGACCGCCGACGATGAGGCGCACCTGATTCTCCGGCAGGCCTGCCGGATACCCTGGATCAATGTTCATGTCAGGCCGCCAGTACAGAAAGTGGCACTGGTGGCGTCACGCCGGGATGCCGGATGCCGTTGCGATAGATGATCTCCGCATCGCGCGTGGCATCGGCATAAAGTTCATACGCAATCGCCAGCATCGGCATGGTTTGTGGCGGCGTCCAGGTGGTGAGACTCGCCGCACTTTGAGCGCGGTTGGTCAGATCAAAATAGACGGCAGCATACGCCTCCTGCAGCGCGTCATAGGTCGCGTCCCCACAGACCAGCAATTCGGCATCCAGCGCAGCCAGCAGTGCATCGCGCACCGACAGCATCGTGTCCTGGGTGACCTGTTGGGTAACCGTTTGCGGCTGGGTGATGCCGGCGATCGTCTGCACAATGACACCGGTGGTCAACACCACCGACTGGCCCGATGTGCCCTGGTCCTGCTGGGTGACCGCCGCGATGCCGGCCTGGGCACTATCCTGATCGGTACCCACCAGGGAAGCGATACCGACCGCCTGCGCCAGCAACAGTTGCCGTCCGAGTCCGTAGAGCGCTGCGGCGTTGGTGTCGATCTGCTGGCGTGATGGCGTGGGGTTGATGCTCGTGACAGGAGGCTGCATGGCGGATGCCGTCGCCCCACCGGCAATCAGTTTGACCACATTCGACCAGGCAGCCACCGCACCAGCGGCACCTGACAAACCAAAAGCATTCAGCAGGGTCTGCCCCAGCATGGACGGGTTGCTCACAAACGACGCGGCCTGCGTGATGAGATTAGCTGTCGTTGTGGCCGTGCCCAGAATTTGCGCGATTTGTCCTGCACCGATAAAGCCCAGCATCTTCGAGAGGTTGCCTTGCGCCGCAGCGGACACAAAGCTCTGGAATCCGTTGACGGTAAAGGTGCTGGAGAAATCCTGAATGGCGGCGTTGGCTAGCCCGTCTGCGGTCAGCCGGCTCACGGCCTGCGTTGAACTGCTCGGGTCCGGGAAAGTCAGCTCACCCGCTTCCACAAAACTCATCGACACGGTGGCCATGCCCAGACCGGCGTCAAAGCGCACGCGTGCTGGCGCCGACAGGCAAACCTGCATGGCGCCCAGCCAGGGATGTACCAGCGCACCGGGTCCGGCAGTTTCCAGTGCGGACAGCAACTGGTTGGCCTGACTGATGTAGTCCGAGCCGATCAGAAAACCATCAAACGTGATCTCGCGCGTAGCTCTGCCCAAATCTTCCACCCAGGGCATGTCACGCTGCGGATACTCGTGGACCTGCACACGGCGGCCGGCGCCCAGATCGGTGCCATTGACCTGAAACGCGACACCGCGAAATGAGGCCGCACGCAAAGCGCTGGCGTAAGAACTTGTGCTCATGGGTAACAACCTCAGGGCATCGCCAGCGCAAAGGCGCTGTAACCGGCGTCGACATTGAGCGGCATGGTGCCGCCACTGACCTGTTCGACGCGCGAACCAGCGGGCAGGCCATCAATCTTGATGTTGACCTGGCCCTCGACCTTGCTTGCAGCCTGGCTTGCCGGAATCAGGGAGCTTCGATTGCTGCCCACAGATAGGGGCGCCAATCCTGATGCTGATGCGCTTGCAGTGCCTTGCGCCGAACCAGCGGTCGTTTGTGACGGGTTGGCCTCGCCGCCGGTGAGGCTCAGGGCATGGCCGACTGTCTTGGCCGCATCAATGGCCCACTGCAGTTTGCCGGAGAGCCACTGAACGAATTCGCCGAACCAGGCCTTCAAGGGTTCCCAATGCGCAATGATGGCCTTGGCAATCCAGCCGATGGGGCCCAGGCAGGTGAGGATCAGATCCGCGTGCGCCTTGAGCCAACTCCAGAAACTGGCAAACCAGCCTTTGACGGTGTCCCAGTTCTCGTAAATCAGCCATGCCGCCGAGGCAATGGCGAGGATGATGCCCAGCGGGTTGGCCATCAGCGCCGCGCCGACTGCGCGAATGCCGCCGGATACAAGCGCAAATGCCCCTGACATCACGCCACTCATGGACACGGTGGTCGTGGCCAATAACGACCACGCGGCGCGCAGCAAACTGATGGGGCCACTGGCGAGAAACGTCGCGCCAAACCCGGTGCGCGCCATGGAGAGCAGTGAGGCGTTGCTTGCGACGTAGGCCTTTGCTGCCATTCCGACGAAAGCCAGACCCGCTCGTCCAATGGCCCCCACCAGACCGGCAAGCGCCATGATGGTCTGCGCGTTCATCACGACCGCCAAGCCAATCAGTGCATTGCGCGGGCCACCCACGAAATCCACCAGTTTGCCAATGCCCTGACCAAAAGCAAGCACGCCCTTGGCCATGCCTCGCCAATCGATGCCGGAGAGCCACTGACCTAAATCCTTGGCCATGCGGCTGACCTCGGTCGACACCAGCTTCTTGTTGGCCGCCATCCAGTCGTTGAAACTGTCGAGCAGTGGTTTGATAGCGGGCACCAGATTCTTGGCAATCGTCATCTGGAAACCCTTGCTCACCAGTTCCAAATCACGCAGGGACTTGGCGAACTCGCGCGAACGGTCGATATCTTCTTCGCCCATCACGCCCTTGAACTTGGACAGGCGGGCCTGGGCTTCCTCGATACCCTTGCCGCCTTGCTCCAGCATCGGGACAATTTCCTGCCACTTTTTGCCGAACAAGGCCATGCCCATGCGGGCGCGAACCGCCGGATTTTCGTTGCGCACAAAGGCGTCGGCCAGTTCCGGCAGCACGGTCATGCCGCTGCGCAACTGACCGGACGCATCCCGCATGGAAACGCCCAGGCGCTGAAACAGCGCAGCGGCCTCTTTGCCCCGACCGGCAGCGGCGCGCCCGAGCGTCAGGTTGAGTTTGCCCATGGCGCCTTCCATCTGCTCGACAGCCACGCCGTTTTGTTCGGCCACGTACTTCATGCGCTGAAACTGCTCGACACTCATGCCGGCGCGGGTGGCGCCGTGGTGCACGGTTTCGCCCAATTCAGCGTAGGCGTGGATGGCGTCTTTCACTTTGGCCAGGCCAAAGCCGGCCGCCAGACCTCCGGCAATCCCGACGGGCAGACCGAACTTGCCGGCGATGCCGCCCGCGCTCTTGCCAATGTCGGTGAGGTACTTGCGCGCGGCACGAGCTGGGGCCTCGACGGACTTCAGGGCGCTGACCAGGCTCTCGGCGTTGGCCGACAGGATGGCCTTCAGTTCAAAGCGGTCGGACATTGAGAAAAGTCGCTATTCAGGGTTAAGGCCAGGATTGATACGTTGGGCAATGCGTTCGGCCTGGGTGTTCCACAGATCGAATTCATCGAGCGTGAGACTCAGGACGTCGCGCGGGGATGTTTTGAAGAACCAGGCAAGTTCGAAGACGCGCTCGGTGAACTGTTCGTCATTACCCCGGCCTCCACCGATGGCCCTTCCCCGAAAAAACCCAACACCGCCTGGGTCGCCTTGCCAAAATCAGCCAGCGACAAGGCCTTCACGCTGGACAGCGGGATAGCGGCCAGGCGCGCCACGTAGTTCGCCACCACGTTCATGCGGATATCGATTGCGGGCTCCTCCGTGCCATTGCCGGGCAAGAGCCGCATGGGCTGTCCCAATTCGATCAGATCGGCGGTGGTGGGCTGGCGCAGGCTGAGGCGGTCGATTTCCTCGCCGTGGGCGCTCACCGGCTTGGTGAGCGTTATGGTCAGTTCATCGTGCTTCATTGTTGTGCTCATTGGTTATTACTCCATTGCCCCTGGCTGCCGGAGAACTCGACTTCGATCGTGCCCTCGACCGGCTTGACCTTGGGCTCGCCCCGAACGAAAGCGTTGGACAGCGTGTAGACCACGCCGTTGGCCAGTTCAGCGGTAACGGTCAAGGTTGTGTTAGTACGCAAGGTAGTGACCGGAAAATCCGGGGTGAACAACGCCACGACCTTGACGTAAGGCTCAAGCGCCGTTTCCTTGTAACCAGCGGGGCCAGACAGTCCCATGACGGCCTCGCGCTTGTACTCAGTCAGGGGGATTTCAATGTCCCCCGAGATCTCGAATTGGGTGCCGTCGACCTTCACAAAACAGATGCCGGCAATGCGTTGTGCCATGGTGTTGTCTCCTTATGCGTCGATTTACGCGACGACTTGAGAGGCCGGGTATTGCAGGCGGAACTGATTCAGCACGGCAAACACACGGAGTTGATTAACGTAATCGGGCGGGAACAGCACGTTGACCCGGTTCGGGTCGGTGGTGTCGCGCTCGACAATGAGGTATTGCTTGAAGGTGTCGAGGTTCTCGACGATGCCCAGGTATTCCATTTCGCCGTACACGGCGCACAGTTCGCCCTTGATCACGCTGGGTGTGACGATGGCCTGACCGGCCGCGAAGCGCGTTCCATCATCGGCCAGTTTGTGGCGCGGATATTTGGAGGTGATGACGCTCTTGAGCGCACGCAGCACATAGGCCGAGGTGTGCAGGGTTTCCGAATCCAGGTAACTGGTGTCAGGCGCACCGAAGGCGTTTTGTTGATAGGTCGTGATGGCACGCTCGACACACAACTGGCCGCCGCCCACAAAGCTCGTGGCAATGCCAAAGCTGAGCAGCGCTTGGCGGTCTTCAAACAGGAACCGGTTTCCCGCGCGCGGCGGGAGCAGTCCCACAAGCGGCGTGGTCTGCGTCGGGCGCGCCGGATCGGCAGCGATGTCCACGGCGTTGGCACCCCCGTAGGCTGCGGCATATTCCCAGCATGGGTTGGGGCAATCGGTGTCGATGGCAGCGACCGTGTGATGTTGGTCATTGAGCGTCATGCCAAACGCCACCAGATTGGAGAGGATGCCGCGCAGCGCCGTGTAGCAGTGACCATAGATCTGCTTGGAGTAGGACCAGCGACCCGTTACGTCATTGAACTCGAATTGCAGGTCACCCAGCGCCTGCGCCTGCCCGTAGGGGTGAATCACAAAATCGTAAGGCTCATCGCCCATGGCCGGTACGGCATTGTTGGCAACGGAGGGATCGGTCGAGCCACCGGACAACGTTGGGCCGGAATAGGACAGGCTCACCCCAGCAGGCACACTTTCGCCGGCACTCCAGCCCAGGAAGGAATCGAGGATGGTGATGTCGTTGGCGGTTTGTCCGCTCCACTTGCTGGTGAGCGTGACCACGGCCGAACCTTCCGAAACGGCGGCCGTGGCATACGCGAAGTAGCCGTACTCGCCGGTGGAAGCCGTCACCGGCAGATCTAGGGCAGCATTGATGCTGCTGACCATGTTGGCCGCAATGTTGTAGGGACTGTCCCCCAACTGGACGCCGACGTTCACGCGCTGACCGGCGATGTACAGCGCGATGGCGCCAGCGGCATTGGCGTAGCCGTTGATCACGATCGTGCCCGTGGCCTGCGAGGCTGCGGGGTCGTCAAGTACTGGGATGCACCACAGGTTGCAAGAGCCGGCATCCTGCAGCCGATAGCTGGCCACCATGCGCGCCAGCATCGAGCCCTGACCGAACAGGATCAGCGCCGACTTCGGATCGGTGACCAGCACCGCCTTGTTGGGTATAGCTGTTCCCCATGGAAACATCTGACCAATCAACAGCGCATTGAGCGCCTGGCCACCCATATTGGCTTGACTGTTGTCCATCTCCGCATAAAACAGCGGCACGCGCAAGTTGCTTGGTATGTGCTGGAACGAGACGCCACTCATGCTGCACTCCCGGTCGGTGTTGATGGATTAGCGCCAGTTCCGCTGGAAGTCGGTGCACTGACTAGTGCTGCTGGTATTGCTACGGTTGGTGACGGGCTGGCCGTTGCCGGCGCGGTTGCTGCAGGCGTTGGCGCCGGGGTGGTACTGGCGACCGGTGCGGTCTGACTCAGCGTGACGTCGCCATCGCGCACGCGTCGGTGCCAGTACTGGGTGACCTGGCCGATGTTCTGACCGGCGGGACCAAGCAGCTTGCGCGAGCCGGGAATGGGCACTGTGCGGCCCGGTTTGGGAATGGCGAACATGAACGCTTCTCCGATGAAAGAAATGCAAAAAGCCCGCGACGGCCTCAGTTGAAACTGGGTCGGGCGGGCGCTGATAAAACTGAGAACCTGATCAGTTGCGGCTTACGGGACGGCGAGTTGGAACTCCACGCGTCCGTCGGGTCCATGGGTGCGTGGCGAATCTGCCGTCGCCATCACGGTCGATGCATTGAAATCAGCCACCGGATTGGGTGGATAGGTGCCGCTGGGATCGAACACCGGCGTGCCCACATCGACCTCAACATTGAGCGCCGACCCAGGCAACCAGTTGCCGTTGGCATCCTGAGCGCCGAACTCCGGCAACGCAGTCAAGCCACCGGCTTCCCACCCGTCCGATGCGCCAATCCACATCTGTGCCCCGAATTCAAACTGGTACCACAGGCGCGCGCGATCAAGCGAAAGCAGGCTGCCGCCCTCATAAAAGATGCCGTTGTAAAAGGTGGCCGGATTGACGGTGTTCACAGGCCCCGGTATCCAGCCCAGCAGCGCGGACCAGATTTCGGCGCGAATCGCATGCACGCCCGCAGAGGCGCTTTGGCCTTTTTCGTCGGCACGGTTGTCCAACGCGACGATCACGCCAAAGCTGTCCGTCATTTCCTGGCCCACCGCATTCACGGCCTTGGGTGGATCGGGTCGATCGTCGATCGGAATGACAAAGGCGCACGGTACCGGCAAAGCTGCTGCTTCCTGCACCGGCTTGAATTCCGCCGCGCCGGCCACCCGACCAGCCAGTGACGGGCACAACGCACGCAACTGCGCGATGATAAGTTCCAGTTGCATCCGAATCTTTCACCTTAGCGGGGCACCAGCGCGTGGCGCAGGGCATCGCGTACTTGGTCGCGCACTTCACTGGCTCGGTTGGCCAGCGCCACCGTCATGAAATTGCCGCGTGCTGCGATATTGCGTTTGGTTGAGCCGTAAAACAGCACGGCCGGATAGTAAAAACTGCCGGGAATGGCGCGCACGCCGACTCTGATCCAGCCGCCTTTGGAGCCTTTGCCGGTCACACCGATGGCGCGGCGCATAGCGCCACTCTGTACCCCCGGAAATTCACCTGGCTGCGACACCACGCGGCGAGACACCAGCGTGCGCGCCTCCTTGCGAACCGACGCTGCACCCTTGACCAGTGCACGGCGCATTTGCCTGCGGTCGTAGTCGATGATGCTGTGGTATTCCAGCCCGACATGCAAGGCAATGCCGGCGGTCTTGCTGCTGCTTGTTTTGTGGTCCATTGGTTCCTCTCAGACACCCAGTCCGGGTACGTACACATCGGTCGCTGCGTCTGTCGTTGCGCCGGTCGTTGGTGAGGCAAAGTCGGTCGCGGTCGGATCAATGGCACCGAGATCCTTGGCCGTGATGCGGACATACCGGTTGGCATCCTGAAAATTCTGCGCATCAATGATGCGAAAGCGTCGGCGGCGATATTCAACGACGCGGTTTTGCGCGTAATACTCGGCCGGCATCGAAAAACTGAAACGCACCCAGAAGAAGTGGGTCGGCTCCTCGACGGTGGCCATGGCCATGCGTGAGGCGATGCCACGAATGGGTTCCACTTTGGCCCAAAGCGTGATCCCGGCATCAAACGTCTGATCGACGCCGAAGCCGGTATTGGGCACATCCAGCCAAAGACGAACGAGGATGCGGCGGTTGAGTTCCCCGGTGTCGGGCAGCGTCATGGCCTCGCTCATAGGATGGCAATCCGGTAAGGATCGAGCAGCCCATCAACAAAGGGCAGCTTGTCCATGCGCCCGCGCGCGAAGGCGACTTCGCTGCGCTGGTTGTACAGACTGTCCACCCGCAACTTGATCCAGTGCTTGATGCCCGCCGGCACCATGCTCGAGTCACCATAACCCGCCTGGAACTGCACCGTGACGGCGCCGATTTGCGGCAGGGTCGGCTGCCAGATCTGACCAAAGATCGGCGTGATCCGCGTCAGGTCATCTGTTGAGGTCACCACGTAGTTCTCGGGCGGCATGGTGATGACATCAAAATTCATGTCCTGGTAGATGATCGACGCCACCGACTGCACCGGTCCCTTGGGGATGAGGATGGCGTGCGCCGGGATGGAATACGGCAAACCCGCCGGCACGCCGGTGAGGCTCGGCCCGGGAAAGGCATCGAGCACCAGATTCCATGTGGCGGTGAGCAGCTGACGGTTGGTCAGGGTCTCCGCCATTTGCCGTGCACTGCTGATGAGCGCAAGAATCAGCGTGTCGTCATCCGGAATGTCGACACGCAGGTGCAGCTTCACCTCGGTCAAAGACACCGGCTCGGCAATACCTGTGTAGGCATCGACGGCCGGTGGTGTTATCAGCTGAAAAGGCATCAGCCCTGCGCCGGAGCCTGTGCAGCAGTGGTCGTGCTGGTCGCTGCGCTCGCTGCACTGGTGGCGTCAGTAGTGACAACAGGCGCTACCGGTTCAGTTGCCGGGGTCGCGGCTGCAGCAGTAGATGCGACTGGCGTATCGGACGTAGCGTCTTGCGCAGTTACGGCCGGCGACACAGTGGGTGCCGCAACAGGTGCAGAGACAGGCGCAGCATTGTCAGCGGCAGGCACCGGATCAGCGGGTGCAGCCGTGGCAGCAGGCTGTGTCGAATCGGCAGTCTGCACTGCGGCTACAGGAGGTACGACCGACGAAGTGTCTGCCGGTTGTGGCGTTGCGACCGGTGCCGTCGAGGCAGCAGGCGATGCCGTCTCGGTAACGGGAGCGACAGGTGCAGCGGTCACATCAGCAGGTGCAGCAGCTGAATCAGTCGGGCTGGTAAGCGGCGCCACATCGGTTGATGCCTGCGCGGCACTGTCCACCGCCGTGGCCGCAACTGCTGGCGCAGGGTTGGCCGTCGATTCGGTCGTGGTGGCAGCCACTGGTGCAGCCGTGGCAGGTGCATCGGTGTCAGTCGTGGCCGTGGCATTCGCAGCCGATGCGGCGTCGGTGTCAGACGACACATCGGCACTGGCGACATCGATGACGAGAAATTCGGCGTGCCCGGCCTCGACATGAGAGCGGGTCTCGTCATTAGCCGGATAGCTCTGGCCTTTGGCGTACTTGACGGATTGCAGGCCCGCGCCGTTGATGTGGAAAAAATCGATGAGATAGCGAATCACGTTCATGGCAAAGCTCCTGGTTGAAAAAACAGAAAAAATAGAAAAGAGGGATCGTTGGTCCGGCTAGTCAGCCAGTGATTTGGGCGACAGAGGACGCGTTGAGCGAGCTGGCCGGCTCGAAGCGTGCGTTGATGCCCAGGAGTAGCCCAGCAAACAGGCCGGCGACAGACAGCGTGGCCTGCAACTGAACGAATGCGAAGCCGTTGTTGGTGTCGAGCTCATCGACGGAACAGTCGATCAGCGCCTGGACATTGGCGGCATTGGGCGGTGCGATCGGGGTGATCGCCTTGGCCAAACCGTTGACGCCGACGATAGGCTTGGCACTGGTGCCATTGATGTCCAGCGCCTGCATCAGTTGCGCGTTGACGATGCCGGCTGCGTTGGCGCCGGTGTCGATCAGCGCCAGCAGCCGATGGAAATTGCCGACTGGAATCCAGGCGGTTTGCCCGGCGGTAGCATTCTGCGGTCCGGTGCGCCCCAGAATGGCGAACTGCTCCGAACCCTTGGTGTTGGGAAAGCCCATGGGATGTCCTTAAGTGAAGTGAAAGGGAAATCAGCGATCAGCGCGCGCCGAGCTGCACAAAGGGCGACAGCGTCGTGGCGCCCTTGGCGGGAGCCACGGCCTGCGCGATCTTGCTTTGCCCGTCCATGCGGAAGGTGGTGCGAAACGCCACCGCATCGGCATCGAAATACAGATGCATGCTGGTGGCAGTCTGCAAGCCAGCGGCCTTGGTGATGGTCTGGTAGTACTGCAGATCCACCAGCAGCACGTCACCCTGGCTGGAGAACGCTGCCGGATGCTGCGAGAAGATCACCGGCAGACCCAAGAGCGTGTTGCGCTGCACTTGCGCGAGTGATCCGCCCAGGTTGACCTGGTAGCCAATCGGCATGAACGCCGGCATACCATTCCAGGTGATGCCGTAAAGCGCGGCTTGCACCGACTTGTTCATGATCCACACGCCCTTGTTCTCCGAGCCGGGCATGAGGCGGGACTGCATATTGAGCAGGTTCGTGAGCGACAGCGTCTGCGTCGCCTGACCCGCGTCCTTCGCCACCGTGATCACGGCGTTGGACTGGAAGGCGCCCAGCGGCACACCGTCACCCTGGCCGTTGAGGATGGCCTCGTTGGTTTTCCAGCGGATGCGCTCGGCGATCTGCTTGGGCAAGTACGAGGTCAGCGCATTCGTGTCTTCCAGCAATTCCGAGGTAATCGGCACCAACGCCATCAGTTTTTTGAGGCGCAAGGTGGTGAGACCCAATTGCGGCTTGGTGGCTTGCGCGACCGATGCTTCACCCTGCCAGTAGGCACGCACACCATTGCTGCCCCACGGCGTGGTCTCGTCCTTGGGGAAGGACATGCTGTTGCCGGAGATTTCGACGTTGTCGGTCATCGGCAGCAGCCCGTCCTCGCCCAGTGAGAGCGTGAAAATCTCTTGTGCAAACTGCGGTGGCACGGCAAAACCACCGTCAACACCATCGGATTCATTGGCCACCAGGCCAGGTGCCACGGCATTCCTGCCCGAGCCGATGATCAGCCGTTCATCGACCATGCCACCCGCACGGCGGGCCACTTCAGCCTGGCGCACGGATTTGAGGAATTCGCCCATGCTGGCAAAGCCACGGCGGGTATCGAGTTCGCGGTTGTCGCTCAGGGTGATGATGCCGGCACCGAAACCATTGCCCGTCGGTAAGGCTACTTGGTTGCCTGATGCAGGCATGACAGGGTTGGCCGACATGGCGGCGGCCACACTGGCCGAGCGCGCTTCTTCGGCAATCAGCGTCATCTCCCGATCGATGGCTGCCGAGGCAGCTTCGATCTGGGCGCGAAGGGTGTCGAAACGTGTGGCTTCATCGGCCGTGAGATCACGGTTTTCGCCAGCGGCGACATCGGTCAGGGTGCGAGCATCCTTGACCAGATTCGCCTTCTTGGCCTGTAGCTCACGGAGGTGTTTGCTCATTGCGGGTTCTCCAAAGTAAAAAACCCGCTCAAGGCGGGTATAAAAAAAGCCACCGAGGAAATCCTGGGCGGCTGTCTGCGAGGCCTGCAGGTGCAGGCATAAATTCAAATCAGTGCAAGCGCATTTCTCGCCTGAGAAAGTCGCGATGTGGCACGGCTTTGCGCACGGCCACGCTTTTGCATCATCGAAATCAGGTCGTCGAAGGTGCTGATGCCGTCGACCATCTTTTGTCCCACTGCGGTGTCGGCACCGAGCACGCGGCCCTGACCGAGCCCCTCGCGCACGTTGGCCACCGGCAGACCTCGCCCTTTGGCGACGGCCTTGGTGAAGGCACCGTAATAGTCATCGACACGCGACTGCATGAAGCCGCGCGCCTCGTCGTTCAAGGGCTCGTAGGGATTGCCCTCGACCTTGTATTTGCCGGCCGAAATCAGCGTGGGGGTCACACCCTCAGCGGCAATCGCCTGCGAGTAATCGAAATGCGCCTGCCAGACGCCGATGGAGCCCACCTCTCCACCCGGGGTGACATAGAACTCGCCGGCAGCGCAGCCGATCCAGTACGCAGCACTTGCGGCTAGGCTGTTGGCAATCGCCACCACCGGTTTGCTGGCGCGTGCAGACTGAATCTGATCAGCGAGTTCGGCTACGCCGTAGACGCTGCCACCGGGACTGTCGATGTCGATCAGGATTTGACCCACCGAGTCGTCAGCCAACGCCTGGCGCAGCGCGGCGCCAAACATCTGTGTGCTGGTCATGCCGGGGCCGGATACGTCGTCGACCATATTGGCGCGCTGGGTGACGATGCCGTACAGCGGCAGCACTGCAATGCCGGCGCCGCCAGCGGATTGGGCCATCTGGCGTTTGACCTGGCGCGCCTCGCGGTCCGCCATGACCTGAGTCAGAACGTCGTCACCGGCAGGCTGGCCTCTATTCCATCGTCCCAATACGGCCGTCAGTGCATTCAGGCGTTCCGGCATCAATGCCCAGGGCGTCGCCAGAAATTCGGCCATCAGCAGTTCACCCTTCATGTCATGCCTCATCGTCGTCATCTTCCGTGTTGATCTTGTTGGGCTCGGCGTTGTCATCGTCGGGCGGCGGTGCCGTGGCCGGTTGCTGATTGGTGCCGGTCATCCCCATGTTGAGCGCCACCAGCGGCTCATCCAAGCCCGGCAGCGGTGTGTAGTTTTCTGCAACGCGCACTTCGTTTCTGGTTAGTGCGCCCATGCTGACCATGGCCGAGTAGTACGTGGCGCGGCTGTTGGCGTCACCGCGCATGAGCGCTGCAAAGTCAAATTCGCAGTCCAGCCCTTCGTCATCGAGCATCAGATCGGCGCGAATACTGGCTTCCCACCGCTCGGCCCAGGGCCGCATGGTGTAGCGCACGAACTCGATCGACTGCTGCTCGATGTTGTTATTGGTCGCGCGGTCCAGGTCCGCGATCATGTGCGGGGGCACCCGAAACAGGCGTGCGATATCCGTCACCTGAAATTTGCGCAGCTCAAGGAACTGCGCTTCCTTGTTAGTGACGCCAACCTCGTGGTACTTCATGCCGGCTTCCAGCACCAGCACCTTGCCGCGATTCATCGCGCCTTGCGCGTTCTGGTAGGACTCGCGAAAGTTGTCGCGGGCGGGCTTGTCCTTGAAAGTGCCCGGATACTCGATCCAGCCACCCGTGGGCTTGGCATCATTGGCAAAGAAGCGTGAGCCATAGTCCTGTGCGGCCAGTGCCAGACCAAAGCTCTCGCGCGCCATCTCGATCGGCGACAGACCGATCATGCCGTCGCTGGACAATCCGCGCAGATGCCAGACGGCGCTGCGTGGCAGAAAAGTTTGATCGCCAAATCGGTCGATGATGCGATAACTGTATTCGTCAGCCTGGCTCTGCGAGAGCACCAGGCTGATGCGATCCGGGTGGATCGGAATCAAGTCGGTGATTTCACCATTGGCGTTGCTGATAATTCTGCAGAACGCGTTGCCCCGTAACGCCAGATGCCCCATGAGCATTTCACGCCACTCGAATGGGTTCTGAAACCGGTTCGGGCGCAGGTGAAACAGGCGGTACAGCCAGTGATTCGTCACCTCGACCTTGCCCCGGTTTTTGCCGGGGCGGTACAAAATGAATGGCAGCGAGGCCATGCTCTCGGACAGGATGCGCACACAGGCGTACACCGCCGACAAGCGCAGCGCGGTTTCTGACGAAATCCGCGCGCCGCTGACCGTGCGCATCGTGACCGGTTCGAACCAGAACGATCCCCAGGGACTGCGATCATCCGAGTCGGCGCGCGGACCGCCAAAATTGCGGAAGAAATCAGCGAATTTTCCCATCACAACACCATCAGTTCGTAGTCGCTGCCGATCACCATGCCGTCACCCGGTTTGATGGCCCGCGCGATCGCCATGATCAGCGCCACGATACCGTCGATCTTGTTCTCCGGGCGCTCTTTCCTCGGGTAGATGTTGTCCTTGGCATCCATGTGGGCGACCACGTTCGAGGCCATCCAGGTCAATACCGGATCGCCGTCGTGAATTAATTTGCGTTGCAATACCAGCGCCTCAAGCGTCTTCATCGGTTCTGAAAAATTGAGCACCGTCGGGCGCACTTCGATCATGGGCAAACCCACTGCCAGCATGCGTGTTGAGAGTTGCGTGGCCTGGAACGGGTCGTAGGCCACGGCCTGCACCTCAAAGCGCGAGGCCAGTTCCACCAGCTCGCCCTCGATCCAACCGAAGTCGATGACATTGCCCGGTGTCACGGTAAGTCGATCGCTTCTAGCCCAACCAGCGTATTGGCTGTTTTCGGATGCGGACACTGTGTCCTCCGGCAGCCAGTACCGGCTGAACACCGCGTAGGAACCTGCAACGCCTGGGTGCTGGAACACCAGCACCAAAGCGGCCACGTCCGTTTTACTGGCCAGATCCAATCCAATCCAGCACGGTTGCCCTGCGAAGGTTTCAAGATTCAGGGCTGGATCAGCGCAGCGATCCCAGGCGCGCATGTCCATCCACGCGGTATCGGCATTGACCCATTCGTTCAGATGCTTGGTCTTGAAATTGTTGACCGCGCTGGGCAGTTGCATCGCCTTGGCCTGCAGCGGCGCCAGCACTTCCGGGCGCACCGAGATGCCCCAATTCGGATTTGCCTTGATCAGCGCGGACTCCAGCGTCCAGTCGTCCCCATCGTCCAAGCCATAGACAATGCCAAACTGGCTGTCGTCCTCGAAGACGCCATCGAGCAGGCGGGTCACAAAGGTGCGAATCTCGTAGCAAATGCCGGAGCGGTTGCTGCCTGCCGTGGTGATCACCCACAGGAGCGAGTTGTCGCGCTTGCCGGTACCGGTTTCCACCACGTCATACACGGTGCGGGTTTTGTGGGCGTGCAACTCATCGACGCAGCCGAAGTGGATGTTGAGCCCGTCCAGGGTTGAACCTTCTGCGGACAGCGCCTCGAATTTCGAGCCACTGGCCATCACATGCATGTTGTGCGCGCCGACCCCGACGCCAAAGCGTGAGCGAAATCCAGCGGACTGGCGCGCCATGGTCTGCGCATCGCCAAACACAATGCGCGCCTGGTCACGTGTGGTCGCCAGCGAATACACCTCGGCGCCACCTTCACCATCAGCCGCCAGCATGTACAGCGCCAGCGCCGAGGACAGCGTGGACTTGGCGTTGCCGCGCGGCACCTCGATGTAGGCACGCCGATACCGGCGCTTGCCATCGGGCTTGACCCAGCCGAACACGGTGGTCAGGATGAATACCTGCCATGGCTCCAAGTGGATCGGCTGTCCGGCCAGCGGGCCTTTGACGTGGGGCAGGCGTTCAATGAACGCGCACAGGTTGTCTGCCGGAGAAAACGATTTACCCGATCGGTCCGCCAGCTTTGGATTGAAACGATAGGGGCTGGCTTTGCCCTTGAACTTGACCAGGTCGTTTAATTGCCGCTGGCAGGCCTGCTTTACCCATCGGCAGGCGGAAATATCACCTTCCACCACGGCTTCGGCGTAACGACGGGCTGCGGTGACGTAGTTAGAGGTTGCCATCGTTCCAGTCATTTGAGGCTTGGTGAATGCGCCTGACCGCTTCTGGGTCGCCTATACGATGGCCTTGGCGCGGGTGCTGTCGCCAATGCCGTCCGATAATGGGCAGGTGCAGCACATCGCCCACCTTGGCAACGAGCAGCGTCAGCAGCCAGTCGGAAAAATTGTTGATGTCGGTGGTTTCCTTGAGCACGGCCTCGACGGCGAGTCGACGCATCACGATCAGACCGTGCACATGGCTGCCGCTGCGGGCGTGCTGCCGGCGGCTGTAGGTCAAACGCCGCATGGCGATGTCTCGCCCGTCCTCATTGGTCAGCGTTTCGTCGGTGTAGGCCATCACCGCTTGCGGGCAGGCATCCAGCGCATCGGCTAGCCGCGTGAAGGCACTCGCTTCATACCGGTCGTCGGGATCGACGTAGGACACCAGGGGCAAGATGCCTTGTGTATAGCCAGCGGCACGAGCCTTGCCAATGCGGCCCGGAATCCCAGGCAAGATGTGCAACTGGATCGGTGCGCCCGCGAGGCTGGCGATGCAGGCCTCGCGCCATTCATCAGGCTCGTATAGGGTGAGCAAATGAACATCGATGCGCGCTTCGGTTGCCATCAGTCCGTCTATCCCGCGATGTCCGCCCAAGGATCGAGGTCGTCATCAGCGGCTTCCATCGGCAAAGTGACGCGCGAGCGCGAGGCTGGCGTGAAGCCCATTTCGGTGGCGGCCTTGGTCATGATCTGCGCCTGCTTGTTGGCAATCGCCAGATACGGGGACTGCATCGGTACGCCGGTGTTAGGCGCCTTGATGAGCAATCCGGTCTTGTTGATGCCGGCTTGCGCTTTACGATACAGGTCGGCGGCACACGCCCACACTTCCAGCACCGACATGTCGAGTTTCTTCAACAGGTGCGGCGGCGCGCATTCCAGTGCATAGCGCCAGGCCGACCTCGCGCCCTCGCTCATGTAATCAGGCGGCTCGACCAACTCTCCTTGCGGCTTTGGCTCGCGCAGGTTGGTCCGGCATTTCTGCAGCGTGCCTTTGATTTGCTTGACTGTGGTGGGCAGCGGTTTGCGACCGGCCATAACGATTCCATCCTGGGGGGAGTCCCCCCTGTTTCAATTTGCACGCACAAAAATTTGACTGGGCGCACGCATCGCTCGAACACGATGCCAAAGAATTCACCCCCCTACCGGGGTGTGGGCCTGCGTCGTGCGCTTTCACGCGCGGACTTGGCGTTGTGGCAGGACACGCACAGTGACTGCAGGTTGGCAGCATCAAAGCGTGCGCCACCGTCCTTGATCGGTTGGACGTGATCCACAACCCTGGCTGGAACAATGCGACCGGCGACCTCACAGGCCACACACAACGGGTGGGTGGTCAGGTGCGTGGCACGTACAGCTCGCCAATCGCGCGACTGATAGAAGCCGACTTCAGCATCGAAGCCGCGCCGCTTTCGGCCGTAGTCACGGTGGATGACGGACCGGTGTGTCTCGCAGTAGCCGGGCACAGCCAGCACGGCTGAACAACCCGGGTAGCGACAAGGAGTTGGCGCGCTTCGGGGCATTTGCGGTGGATTTCCAACTGATTCAAAAAAGAAGCGATTTACTGGGAGATTCCGCTTGGCTTCTCGCGGGAATGAAGCGTTCATACGAACACCATCAACCACCCAGAGGAACCAAAACCATGTCCTACACCAGCAACGAATTCACCGTCGATGAAATCGGTTTCATCCAAATCGCGCTGACAAAAGTGCTTGCCGCCGCAGCACGCGGCGAACTCGACCTCAACCGACTGGCCCGCGAAGAACTCGCCTCGCGCGGTCTCGATGACCAAGGCGTCTGGGTCGGCTTCGATCGCGCCAAGCAAATCCACAACGTCTGAATTTCAGGAGATACACATGACAACTCAACTCACACCCGCCCAACACGCCATCCTCGCTTACGCCCATCAGCACACCGAAGGCAAGATCGTCTGGTTCCCGGAAAACATCAAAGGTGGCGCGCGCAACAAGGTCCTTGCAGGACTCGTCAATCGCGCCCTCATCACCACAGACCAGACGGACTGGTTTATCGCTGCCGAGGGTTACGACGCGCTCGGTATTCCACGCAAGGCGCCGGTCAGCGTCGAGGCACTTGATGCGGTCATCGAATCGGCCACGCCACGCACGCGCGAGAACAGCAAGCAAGCCCAGGTGATCGCCATGCTCAAGCGTCCCGAGGGCGCGACCATCGCACAAATTTGCGAAGCGACTGGGTGGCAGGCACATACGGTGCGCGGCACCTTTGCCGGCGCGTTCAAGAAGAAACTCGGACTGGAAATCACCTCAAGCAAGGAACCAGGCAGCGAGCGGATTTACACGATCGCCGGTTGATCCATCTCGGACGGAAGTCCGAATGTCGCGCCATCACTGGCGCGTTTTGCTGCTTGTCCGGTGTAGTCCTGCCAGCGACGAACGATCACATCGACATACTGCGGATCGAGCTCGATCAGTCGTGCCCGACGTCCTGTTTTTTCGCAGGCGATCAGCGTTGTTCCTGAGCCGCCGAAGGGGTCGAGCACGATGTCCTGTGTCTTGCTGCTGTTGCGCACGGCACGTTCCACCAGCTCGACCGGCTTCATCGTTGGGTGCAGGTCATTTTTCTGTGGTTTCTTGATGTTCCAGACGTCGCCTTGGTCACGGGCACCGCACCAGAAGTGATCGGTGCCATCGCGCCAGCCATACAGAATCGGCTCATATTGGCGCTGGTAATCGGCACGTCCAAGCGTAAAAGTGTTCTTGGCCCAGATGATGAACGTTGACCATTTGCCGCCAGCAGTGCGGAAGGCCGACTGCAGGGTGTCGAGTTCCGAGGAACTCATGGCAATGTAGACCGCACCCTTTGTGACGGTCAGAATGTTCTGGCAGGCGGCAACGAGAAACGCCCCGAATCCGTCACCCAGGTTGTCGTTCAGGATGGGACGGTTTTTGCCGCGCATCTTGTCTTTGGCGGTGTTGGCGTAATTCACGTTGTACGGTGGATCGGTGAACGTCATGTCGACCAGTTCGTCACCGAGCAGCGTCTGGTAGTCCTCGGACTTGGTGGCATCGCCACACAGCAGCTTATGCTCGCCCAGCAGCCATACATCGCCGGTTCTGGAAATAGGCGTTTCGGTTACCTCGGGAACGGCATCATCATCGGTAAGACCGTCAGTGGCATTGTCTCCTGCAATCAATGCTTCCCACTCTTCCGGCGAAAATCCCGTCAACCCAAGGTCGAAGCCAGCTTCTTTCAATTCAGCCAATTCAATGCCGAGCAGTTCATCTTCCCATGATGCGTTTTCACCGATCTTGTTGTCGGCCAGGATCAGTGCCCGGCGCTGGGTGTCGGTCAGATGTTCCAGCGGCACGACGGGAATATCTGTCATGCCGAGCTTGCGGGCGGCCAGCAACCGGCCATGGCCCGCAATCACATTGTTCTGACCATCCACCAGAATCGGTGCGCCCCAGCCGAACTCACGGATGCTGGCAGCGATCTGCGCCACTTGCGCATCCGAATGCTGCTTGGCATTGCGGGCGTAGGGAATCAGCGAATCAATCGGTCGGTAATGAATCTGCAGTGTGCTCATTGGCATCCGGACATAAAAAAACCCGCCGTGAGTCTTGCTCAGGGGCGGGTTCGAGGGGTTGGACGTTCATGTATTTGTGCCACTTGGCACTGCTCACACGTCTGTCCAGAAGATAGCTGAATAGTACGGCAAAACTCCCCAATGTGTTGCACGCCATAGCCACTCAAAAATGGACAACAACCCAAAATCTTGGACATTGAACGCAATCATTGCCCTGCGTGACCCAACTGTTCAGATGCAACGACATGCGGTCCGTTGAGTTGATCGACGACGACGCCAATCGCCACCTTCCAACGTCGCCACGCTGTCGATCGACAACAGCCGAAACGCCTGCCAATCTCGTTCCAGTCGTAGTTGTCCGCGCGCATCCAGACCAGATGCCGACTCTCTACCTCAAGCCATTGCATCCATGCCATGGTCTCCAGCATTCGGTCCACATCTGCCGGGTCGGGTGGAAAGTGGAACTTTCTCCCTTCATCCGGGTACCGTTCCCAGGATTGGCGAACCATTGGTGGCCACAGGTTGAAATAGCCCTGTACGCGCACAGGTGGCAGGCGCCGACCAGTCACGACAGCATCATAAAACCGTGCGGCCACGTCTTCGCTGCACCAGAGAGTGCCGTGTTTAACCATGGCGTCGTCCTCCGTACAGGCGTTCCCCGATCCGACGGATCAACTGGCGCTCGACATAGTCCAGACGCGCATCGGTCTCAGATACCACCAGAATGTGCTGCTCCTGCCAGCCGCGCTGCTTGACGGCATCGATGTCGACAGGCTCGGACTGCATGCTGCCCAACGGCGATGGATAACGGGGCGATGGAATTTTCATGTCAGGCCTCCTGTGTATCAATGGCCCAGTGCAGCAATGCCAGGGCGTCGGCTTCGTTGTCGTCAGTGACCGCATATCCCTTTGCGCGCATGGCAGCGATGACCTCGTCCTTGCTGGCGTTGCCTTTTCCGGTCGCGTGCTTCTTGATCGTGCCAACGGGGACACCCAGGTACGGGATGTTGTGGTGCTCGCACCATGCGGTGAGGGTAGCCATCAGGCCGCCATAGACATGGGCAGCATCCACGCCGGCGTGACGGCGTACCTCCTCGAAATACACGACGTGGATGTCGGTCGCGATGGCCTTGAGTTCGGTGAGCCAGCGTTTGAATTTGAGGTAACGCATACCGCCGCCCTCGAAGCGTTGCGTCCGAAAACTCGCGAAACCATGTGCAATCGGGCCGTCGCCAGGACGCAGTGCCCAACCTGTGGTGGTACCCAGATCAATGCCCAAGATGGTCAGCGTGTGACCGGCAGGAGCGCCGAGTTCGATCACGTTGCCGACTCGGTCTGACGCAGCGGACTCAGCACAACGTAACTCCTCTTTAGGTGCGCCCGCGCGCACGTGTAGCAAGTTAATGTTGTGAGTTGTCAGCTGCGTCAGACCGTGGCTGGAATTTGCATTTTTCATGATGATCAGCCTCAGTTGTCGATGTAGGGATAGGACGGCCGCGCCATGCTGGTAGGCTCTTTCAGGCCAATGCCAACGAAGCCGCGCATGCCACCGCTGTTGCGCCATTTCTCGAAGCGCCGGGTCAGTAGTGCATCCGAGAATCGACGCATAGCGCCCACGAATTCACCGTTGGAGTCTGCCCACTGCTTCCAGTCGTTGAACAACTCAAAGGTCAGCGCCTTGGCGTTGCCATGTAATACGCAGCGATCCTCGATCCAGCGTCCCATGGCGTCCTCGGCCTCGAAATACTCTTCGGTCGCATCCATCACGCTTTGCGGCTGCTTGAGACCGGACTGTTGCCACAGCAGACAACCTTCCAGCGCCCACGCCAAGATGCCGTCGCGCTCTTGCAGCAGTTTCTCGGTGAGCTTGCCGTCGCGGCGATCGGGCGGAATCGTCACCGTGAACGGAATCAGGTGCAGTCGCCGCTTCATGGCCTCGTCGACGTTGCGAATCGATGGCTTGTGGTTACCGGCAATGACCAGCTTGAAGTGCGGCGTGTAGTCGAAAAAGTCCTGACGCATGAAGCGCGCAGACACCTTGTCACCACCCGTGATGGTTTTGATCTTGGATTCGTTCCAGCGCCGCCCCTGCTCGGTCTCGATCGACGCAACAAAGCGCGCACCACGCAGACCTGCCAGGTCGGTGGGATGGCGATCGGAGCGCGTTTCCATGAACGTGTCCATGGGCGCATTGGCCGCGTAGTCGCCGAGAATGGTGGCGATCACGTTCACGAATACCGATTTGCCGTTGGCCCCTGTGCCGTACAGGAAAAACAGCGCGTGTTCGCTGGTCACGCCAGTCAGGCAGTAACCCACCATACGCTGCAGATAAATCATGAGCTCGGCGTCTCCGCCAGTCACGTCTGACAAGAAGCTGCGCCAGATCGGGCAACAACCTTTCGGAACCGCAGTGGCAACCTTGGTCATGCGGTCGGCACGTTCATGCGCACGGATATGTCCTGTACGCAGATCCACCACGCCGCCCGACGTATTCAAAACCCAGACGTCGGCATCCCAATGCTCAGCTAAAGATGCGTGCTTGGGATCGCTGCGCGCGATGCGCTCTACCGCGCTGATGGTGGAGGAACTGGCCAGGCGCGCCCGCAGTCGTGGTGTATCGGCCTTGAAAGAAGCAGCGCGGCAGATGTTGCGCGACAGGTGCTGGATGTAGAGCATCTGGTCGGGATTCCAGCGTATGCCGGTCCACACCAGCCATTTGCCCCATTGCGCACAGTAGCGCCAGTCCTCGCCATAACGGCGAGTGAATGCAGTGGCCAGCCCATCCTCGGTGGTCCAGTCGATGCCCTCGACCAGTGCGTCATCGATCGGCGCATCCGTTTGCACGGACACCGGCACGCGGTCCCCCGTGGCGAGGAAGCCCCGGACGTCAAAACCTTCTGCAATGGCGTCAAACGCATCCCAGCCCTCGGGTTTGTCGGCTGGCGGATAGAGGATGGCGCACGACGCCGCACCGACCATCAAAATGGCCTGAGATGCGCGGTCGGCGTATTCCCAGCCTGGTTTGTCACGATCCGGCCAGATCAGAACGGCCTTGCCGATCAGGGGTGACCAGTCGGTTTTATCGACCGGCGCATTGGCGCCGTGCATGGCCGTGGTGGCACAGACGCCTAAACCGATCAGCGCCTGCGCACACTTCTCGCCCTCGACCAGAACAATTGCTTCGGCTGCGTCGGTGCGCACCATGCCCGGCTGGTTGTACAGCGGGCGCGGATTGGGTGGAGCCATCTTGCGGCGATTGGCATCCCACGGTCTGAATTCCTTGCGCCGACCGGGTGGGTCATAGCGATAAACCACCGCGATCAGCGTGCCGGCGGCGTCCAGATAGTCCCACTTGGCAGTGGCCTGACCAAGATCATCGACGGGCACTTCGCGTTTGGCCTTGCGCAGCGGGGCGGGACTGGCACGCCCGGTGAGATCACTGGCGTACTGCAACACCCGCGCGAAATCGGTGTGCACATCCACCGCCAGATACCGCGCGATCAAATCGAAGATGTCGCCACCATCGCCTGTTGCGCGATCGGTCCATAACCCAGCTTTTTCGCTATCGAGGACGATCTCCAGGCTGTCACCCGGACTGCCTAATACGTCACCGATATGAAACTTGCCGCGCCGAACTTTGCCAGCCGGAAAAATGCTGAGCAATACCGATTCAAGCCGCGCCAGCAAGGCCGCCCGGATTTCTTCTCGCTGATGATCGCCATTACCTGTGCGTGGAGTCGCGGCCAAATCTCCGTCATCGTTGAAGTCGATCATTCGGCCTCCTTGATGCCAGGCTGGGCACTCTCGCTTTGTGCCCACGTTGTGAGTTCGGACATGCGAAATCGAACCAGTCCACCCAGCAGGTAGTGGGGAATCCGTTTGGCTGAGCGCATGCTGCGATCGCTGAACCAGTAGTACGGCAGGCGAAGTGCATAGGAGGCTTGGCGGGCGTCGACCATGCCTTCGCTGGTCATCGGCATTGGGAGATGCACGTTCTCGTCATTCATGGTTTTGTCCTCCAGCAACGATCTGCCCACGCGCAGAACTTGCATTCGAAATGGGTGGAATCGGTGAACGATCGCGGCAGCAGATCGCCAGCCTCACTGGCCTGGATCACGCGGGCGGCGCGGTCGGACATGCGCTGCGCCAGGGCTGCGTCGAACGGAATCAGTTCGGCATAGATTTCCATCGTGTCGGCATTGACGGCGGTGAACAGTGCCGGGTGCTCGTGCAACTCGAGGTAGCTCTGGTACAGGGCGATCTGCGCGGCATACACGGGTTTGGATACGGCCAGCTTGTGTTTTTCAACATCGCGCCAGGACTTGGCACCAAGGCATTTGTTCTCCCACAGCGATGGGTAGGCAAAGCCATCGGGGCCACCGATCAAAACGCCGTCGACGTGCCCACGCAGGCGACCACCTGCCACCGAAAAACCAAACTGCTGACCGTTGGCGTCTTCGGTTTTGAGCTGGAAACCCGCCATGCGCAGCCAGCGGATCACCATGTCCTCGGTGCGGTGCCCACGCTCGAAAATGCGCAGCAGTCGCCCTGAGAATCCCTTGCCGTGATCGACCGGTGCGTGAACGTACTCGTACTGCAGTTGGCGTTCGCAGGCAGCACCCAGGCGCGATGCACCCAGGTACTCACGCGGTGGCGTTGCATCCCGTTCTGCTTCCAGTGCAATGTCGAACAGTTCCTGCAGCCGGCCCGAGAGACTGGCCGATGAATTGAAATCGATCATGGCGTGGTCTTCCATGGCAGGTCATCCTCCATGTCCGCGAACGGGTTCTCCTGCACGGGCGGTAGCGACTCGCGGATGGGATCGTTGACAGGCCTCGTACCGGGCATGCGCACTGGTGGATACTTGGTGCGTTCATGCTGCGCGGCCATCTCATCGACGTAGGCAGTGACGATGGCCTCGATCACGGACAGCGCCTCCGCTTCGGAGTAAGCCCCGAGGGGCTTGTCGAAACCGATGGCGGCAGCCGCTTCACCGAAGAACTTGAGGCACATGCGCATGGCGGCTTTTTCCAGCGGAGTGGCATCAACCATGGCAGCCTCCGGCGGCAAACCGTTGTCTAGCGCACTGCGCCATGACCCGTACATCTTGTGAAACGCGTCCTGGCAGCGGCGTGAACAAAACACCCAGTCGATTGGGTAACGGCGCACGTCGCCCACTCGGTGCCGATTCTCGGTGTGACCATAGCCGCGCGCTTCGCGTGAACAGACCCAACATTTCATGGCGGGCTCTCATTACTGTGCCCACGACGGTTTGCCAGTCGCAGATGCTGGAGTCGGGCGTGCTGGTGCAATAGGTGCCGTCGGCGCCGCGTGACCCGTACCAGCGACCGCCTTGGTCACGCCACCCATGAGTGCCGTGTAATCTTTGTGATCCGGCTCGATGGCCAGCTTCACAACGTTGCGGTCTTCACCCTTGGCGTCCTTCTCCACATCGACGCGCGCGATGAATTCGATGCCGTCCAGATCCGCGAAGCTGTTGATCCGGCGCGCGGCAGCCGCTTGCGGCGTGTTGTCCTGGGGGTGAACATTGCGCGAGCTATTAAGCGCGGCGCGAATGAAGCTGCGACCCATCTGACCCCAGGTTGGTCCCTTCTTGGAATGCAGGCCGACGTTGGACCACATCTTGCGTTTGGCGAAAGGACCGCCGGTGACGACGAATTCGCAGGACAGAAACACCGCGCCGGTCTCAAAGGACTCGGTGGCGTAACCACCAGTCCAGCCTTGACTAAGGTCGTCATGGCCGCCGGGTTTGATGGTCATGCGCAACGGCACGATGGTGCCCTTGGGGATCAGGTCGAATGCGCCGTGCTGTGCTTCGGCGTCGTTGAAATCGTTCCAGTTGCTGGAGGTATTGGCGTTCATGGCGTTTCCTTTAATTTGATGAGGTCGATGCCGGGGCGGTCTGGCCGAGGCACTTGGCGATAAGTTTTCCGAGGTGGGGCTCTTCGATGGCTTCCAGGCGGCCGCTGCGATCCTTGGCGGGGAAGCCAAACGGGTTGTCCGCGCGGGTGACGAAGCCCCGATAGCTGCTGCCGTCGTCGGCCTTCAGGACCGAGAGCACGACGACCTCGTCCAGCACGCCGGGCAATTCCAGTGCGGTCTTGCTGCCTTCCAGTTGCAGCTGGTAGTAGCGGCGGTTGAAGTCGTCGGTTTTTTCTTCCAGGATGGCGACGTAGATGACGTGCTTGTCACGGACGTGCTGCAGGTGCGTGAGCGCGGTGATCATTTCTTGGCCTAAGAGGCCATACGCGCCCCTGTTGTCGGGCTTGCCGGTCTTCTCGCTCATGGCCTGCGGCTGGGTCTTGCACCAGGCAAAACACAAGCGCGAGAGCACGGTCAGGCTGTCGACGAAGTAGGTGTCGTACTTGGCCAGTTGCGCCGGGTCACCAAACTTGGTGCAGACATGCTCGAAGTGCGCCTGTGAGAAGGCTTGATCGGCGCTGGCCGTGGGCATCGGGCCGGCAAGGAACACCACCAGATCGCGAAATTCTGGCCAGGTGCGCGGACGCACCGTGTCACCAGGCCAGTCACGCACCGACAGGTCACCGGCTTCCAGATCCACAAACAGGGTGGTCTCCGGCGGCAGCGTTTTGAGCTGCGTGGTTTTGCCCACGCCCGGGACACCAACCAGTCCGACTTTGGCGCTGTGACGTTCTTTCAGCCGATCTTCGGCAGAGATGATTGGGAGTGCCATCACGCCACCTCACGAATCTGTACGACCACGGTTGGATTCCAGAGGATCTGGTAACCGGAGTGGCCGTTGCGCGAGAACGGCAAGGCCTCAGCCCATTGCTGGCCAGCGTCGGTCAGTTCCCATTCGTCACGGTCGTTCTTGAATTGAAAGCCCAAGGACTGCAGCCGGGTGTTGACAGCGCGTGCCGACATGCCGACGCGTTCACCGACCTGCGTCGGGTTCAAACTGCAGATTGGCTCATTGGCCGCCGGTAGTACCTTGCGCAGGGAGTCGACTGCCAGACCGGTGTTTTCATGGATAACGGTCAGCGTCGCGGCCATGGCGATGCCGGGTTTCACGCCGGGCACGCGAGCAATGGCCTCGCCGATGGACAGGATGGCGTTGACGCGATCCTGTGTTGGTGATGGCAAGGCGGCGACCGACCCGGCTGACGCATATGACCCGGTTTTACGGATTGAGGGCAGCACTTCGTGGGTGACCCAGCGCTTGAAGCGTTTGGCCTCGGGCTTGCGGCTTCCCAGCACCAGATTGAACAAGCCGGACTCGTTGACTACGGTCATGTCTTGCGGGCCGCCAGGGGTGTGAATTGAATTCACCCCCTTTTCGTCATCGTCGAGGCGCTCCAGTGCTTTGCGATCAAGGCTCAGCGTAGACAGTACGTCGGCTGCGACAAACATCGGTTCGCCGTTCTCACCCATGCACACGCGCACATTGCTTGACTCAAAATTGAATGCGACGAGTTGGTTCATTTCGTCACCCCCACGGCGATATCGCCAATGGTTTCGGCACCTGGGTAGGTGTGCTCACGCGCCAGCGTATAAAGCGCTTCGAGGGCATTGCGGCGGCGATGAATCGCCGAGCTTTCGCGGCTCAGGGACTGGATCGCAAACGCGACCTCGTCGAGGGTGGCGTTCAGCAGCGGCTTCTCGACCGTGTTGCCGTAGCGATCCTCGTAGCTGATGCTTGTGCCGAGGTGCTCGCCGACGAAACCGCCGAGCTTGGCCTGAAGGGTTTGATGCAGGGTTGGGGTTTTCATGCGAAGTTCTCCTGTACAAGTGCAAGGCGGTAACTGGTTTTGCCGGGCTTCACGGTGCGGGCCTTGACGAAGGTTTCCTTCAAGGTCGTAGGCCAGGCGTTGAAGCGGGACTCGGAAATCGAGTAATCGATGTCGATGAAGTCGCCAACCTTGTCGCCGGTGGCAGCGATGCGTTGTGCGAAATCGGCCAGTGCGGCTTGATCCCACGTCACGCGTTTGGGGGCATCGACAGTGATCCGCAGCGGACCGTCGGTGAAATGGACGGCACCGAAATCCTTGCCGGCCTCGATGCGGGCGGCGCGCGCCTGCTCGCCATAGGACTGCTCCAGAGCGGCATCGAATTTGGTGCGCGCCTTCTTCAGCCAATCAATGGCGGTATCGAGGTTGCGGTTGATTTCCTGCTTTTGGGCTGGGGACAGCGCCGCCAGTTGGCTTACAGACATCTCAGCGATGTCGGCGGGGAAGATGGTCAGATCAGTCATGGCCATTTCCTTCACAGATACGCACGAGCTGAAGTCGAGTGGCGTGCGACGCGCCGCTCAAACGATTCGACTTCTGAGATCAGGTAGGTGACTCGGGCGCCCAGCTTGCAGAAGACTGGACCCAAGGACTCTTGCCGCCAACGGCGAAGAGTTTTGACGGAGAGCCCCCAGCGGGTAGCGAGCTCGTTTTCGTCGAGGGCGATGCGCGTGACACCGTCTCGACTGTGCCGGCTGTGTGGCCGGCCGGATTCAACTAATTGGACTTGGTTTTGCATTTCGATGTGCCTCCTTTATGAAATGGGCACATCGAAGTTTCCGCATGGATTTATGGGCGGTGTCTGGTTCCGTTTATGGTCAGATTTATGGGTTGCGACGCACTCGGTACCGCGCACGCTGCGCTTTTTCAATCACATCTTCTCGAGCCTGTTTGCCGCCGAAAGCGTCGTCGAACGATTGATAGCCGGTGTTGGTCAGCCCATTGACGTCTGCCCAGGACATTTCCGGTGGTGCCTTTCCTGTCTCGCCCCACATGACTTTGATGATCTTTGCGCGCTCGGGAGCGAGTTCGCGTGATTTGGCGAAATGCGGCAGTTTCAAGCGATCGCCCTGAAGAAATTGCTCAGGCTCGGGAATGCCGTTGATCGTCAGGAACCCACGCAACACCCGATCGAAGGCGCTCGCGTCGAAAACGTCCTGCCCGTCTTCCACGCGAACGAAATCGTTCAGGCTGCGCATCACATGGTCGCGCGGCAGGCTCTCGTTGCTCGGTCGATGCCGAAGGAGTACGCCACCGCGAGGCCATGCCGTGTCGCACAGTACGGGCGACGTTTCTGATGCTGGTGCGCGTTCCCATAAACGCCCCACAAACACCGGCGCAAAATCGTGAGTGCCAGCGATTCGCGCATTGCCCAGGTGCCAGAGATGATCTGGCACGCGTGTACGCCGCTGAGATAGCTGTCGTGGCTCGATGCCGATCAGGCTGCACAGATCGGTGAGCCATGTTTCGACGCGCAGCGCGTAAAGCACGATGTCAGAGAGCGGGCGGGTAACGATTCGAGATCGTTGTTGCGGGCTGCGGTATCGAAACACGCCGGCACCCTCGTCAATATCGGCCTCGACTTCTTCCTCCGAATCGAGGAAAGGCACCATCACACGGGTCAGGTAGCCATCCTCAACCACCCACCGGCGGCGAATAAATTCGGCGCGGTGGTGACCGATGGTGGTCGCAGTCACGCGCGGTTCGACGCTGCGCACGCGCTCAATGGTGCGGAAATAATCCACGTAAGCAGACATGGCGTGCTCCTCAGAATTCACACAGAACGCCGAGTCGCGCCAACCGCTCAATCACGCGCTTGCGGTCATCCTCGGTCTTGCTCTTGTCATTCAGACCGTTGGGCGATGTAATCTGGACGGCCACGTTGTGGGCTTTGCGGTGCGGTTGCTTTGCCATCCGAAAAACCAGCTTCACCTGTGACAAGGCATAACCGGTTAGGTCATCCAAACCGTAGTCGTCATAGGCGACTTGGTAGATGTGACGGGCGTCGCGCCGATCCCGACCAATCACCAGCGTGCTCGACAGGTGCTGGACAATGTCGCGTCCGTTAGCTTCGTCGATGGTGTTCTGTTCGAAGGGGCGCGCGATCTTCACTTGCAGGATCGAGATCTTGTCGACGCCGTCGACGAGATGCTGTTCAAGGCGCTTGAGCATAGCGTGCGTCGAAAAGCCCAGAAGATCAAACTCACGCATGGGCATGTCGTTGATCGCCCCTTCGCAGGCCAGCACCACATCACGAAAGATGGTGGCCAGGTCACGGCGCGATTCTTTATCCTCGCAGAACACGCCAAGCGCACCCGTGCCAGGCTCCCACGAAAAAATGGCCGACATGGCAGCCGGTTCTTCGTGGTCGACCACTTCACCGCCTGCGACTTGTTTGAAATGTGCCGTCGAGCCATTGAAAGTTGCCGTGAGCGTGTGCAACAGCACTGGCGCCGGGTCGTCTGCATCCTCTCCGTCGCAGCGATCGGCATGAGCAAGGTCGCGCCGTGTGAACTGCTCGATCAAAATTTGGTCGGCGGCGATTTTTGGGTACAGGGCTGCGATTCGGCCGCGCAGCACATCCTGCATGTCGATATCGACTTTGGGCTCAATGCCTTTTGGACCCAGGTAATGGCTGGAGAAGTTTTCACTCTTCCACTGCCGATGCATCACTTGCAGGCGCTCGGCATGCTCGAAGCGGTTATCGGCCTTGACGCCGGCAGATGGAAATTCCTGAAGGAGATGCAGGTGCAGCGCGCGGCTGTACCTGTCTGTCGGCGCAACGACTACCGCCGCGTCGCCCTCATTTTTTTCGTCGAGCAATGACTGGACGGCCTGCGCACCGTATTCATCGTCCAGCAGTACTACCTGTTCAGCCGCACGCTCGATGCGCTGCTGTTTATCGGGCGCGAGCTTGGCCACGACGTGAAACAGCGCCTTGCGCGCTGGAATCGGCAGCACCCCGTTTGCGGCCTCAACCAGTGCCGCAATTTCAGGCAGCGTGGTGTCGGCGGCGCGCTCGACCATGGTCAAGATGAGCGTCGGTCGTTTTACCTTGCGCGCCAGGGTGACGAATTGCTCCATGCAC